TTTTGAAGAGGAAGTATTTGACCCTAAAAACTGTATGTTAGATTATGCATTGCAGGCTAAGATAATTAAGGGTAGTGATAAACGATTATCGGATGATGGGTTCATGTATAGAGATTGGTCATTAGGTATTTATGATAAGTCACGCAACATGATGGAAGACCCTATACTCACATATAAAAAAGAGTCTTACAAAAAAGATAGCTTAGATATTTTTCTTAGAAAAATAAACACTTATGAACATTACAAAAAAGATAGCTTTATTGATTTTACCGATATGATTGAAAGAGCCATTCACGAAGTAAACTTTCCAGAATTAGAAGTATTAATATTAGATGAAGCACAAGATTTTACACCGTTACAATGGTCAGTAATATATAAGATTGCAGATAATACTAAACGTATTTATTTAGCAGGAGATGATGATCAAGGTATTTACAAATGGAATGGTGCAGATCCAAAATACTTCACTAAATATTTTCCTGGTCGTAAAGTTATTTTAAGAAAGACTAGAAGGTTTGGTAAAAACATCCATCACTTTTCACAGATTATACGCAGAGGTATTTTAGATAGTGTAGAAAAAGAATATAATTACGGAGATAAAGAAGGTGTTGTAAAGCGTTATTTAAATTTTAAAGAAATACCTTTTCATCAATTAAGTGGTAGTTGGTATATATTAGGACGTGTACATTCTACTGTAAACGAGCTTAAAATGGCGGCAAAGAATTTAGGTTTATATTTTTCAGACAACCAAGGTAATAAGTCTTTTGATTCTAAACAATGGGATGCCGTTAAGTCTTGGACTTCTATATCTAATGGCAACACTATTACTAAAACTCAAGCAGAAAACATGTATAAGTATTTACGAGATCTCAAGCATTATGATTTTAGAACACCAAAATTTTGGAACAACATACCACTAACACAAAATTTTAATTATGCAGGTTTAGTAGAATGGGCAGGATTAGAATTGACAGAAGAGGAATCTAAAAAACCTTGGTGGGAAATATTAAAAAGAAACTTTCAACCTAAACAAGTGGTGTACTTTACACGATTATTAAAAAACTATGGTCAAGAAATTATTAATAAGAAACCAAAAATTATTATTGATACGATCCATAGTGTTAAAGGTGGTGAAGCTAATCATGTTTGTATTTATTCAAAAACAAATTGGCCTGCTTCTTTTAGCAAGAAAAACATTGAAGAAAAGTCTGATGAGAAACGTGTGTATTATACTGGTGTAACAAGAGCAAAAGAGTCGTTACATATTTTGTCTACTACACATCATTATAGCTATCCAATTGGTAGCGATTACTTAATTTATTTACAAGAAAGGAGAGCATCATGAAATGTTATAATTGTGACACAGAGTTAATATGGGGTGGCGATCATGATTGTGAAGAAGACGAAGATCATTTAATTGTATCAAATTTATCTTGCCCAAACTGTAATGCATTTATTTTAGTGTATTGGGGAGAAAAAGAAGATGAAGAAGTAGTAAAAAAAAAACTTTAAAAACGGGAGATTTTTATGACGATTTTAATTATGTATACTATTGTTAGTACGATCATTGGATTACAAAACGCAGGAATATTATAATGAATATAAAAAAAATTATAGAAGAAAGAAATATAGATACGCATCAATTAGCAAGAGATATAGATATATCTTATACTTATGCTGATTTACTTATTAAGTCAAAAAGAATACCCAGTATAACAGTTATGAAAAAAATAAGAGAGGTCTACAAGTTACCATTAGGAGATTATTAATGTATAAATATGAAATCAATTTAAAAATGCAATTTCAAACACGACCAACTAAAACAGAAGTAGAGTTTAAATTATTTGATATTTTAAAAAATGGTTTTACTCTACGTTCAGAAGATGAAGCAGATGATTATGTTAAACGTAAAATTATAAAGGAGAAAAATATTGAAAGAAAAATTAAGTAAAACTTTACTGGAGTTTTTTGAACATAATAAAAACATACCAAAAGATACTGTAGAAGAATTTCAATTAGTATTAAATAAAGTATATGATCATGCTTCTGATGAAGAGGAAGATGGATTATGGGACAAGGGTGGAGATCATTATAAAGATTTTAAAATACAACCTTCACAATTTATAAATAAAAACGATTTAGCATTTGCTGAAGGTAATGTGATAAAATATATTTGCAGACATACAAAGAAAGATAAGAAAAAAGATATACTAAAAGCTATACATTATTGTGAAATGATAATAGCGAGAGATTATGAGTAAAAACCAAGGTACAATCATAAGCAAAACATTTTTACAGGCCCTCAGTGGTCATTTAAACGGGTTTTATAATAAAAAGCCTAGTTTTTGGGGGTTAAATGAGTAAGATGCAATTAGTATTTAATTATAAACCAAATTTATGGTCAGCACCTTCAGAGTATAAGGATTTATCTGGAGCAAAAGAGATCGCTATCGATTTAGAAACCAAGGACGATGGAATCAATAACGGTTTAGGTGCAGGTTGGGCAACGGGTCGTGGTAAGATTGTAGGTTTTGCCGTAGCCGTTGAAGGGTGGCAAGGTTATTACCCTATGGATCATTTTGGTGGAGGTAATTTAATTAAAGAACAAGTATTACGATACATGAAAGATGTATGTGCGCTACCTTGTCGTAAAATATTTCACAATGCCCAGTATGATGTAGGGTGGTTACAATCATATGGGATCAAGGTCAACGGAGAAATCGTAGATACGATGATTGCAGGAGCATTAATTGATGAGAACAGATACACCTATAGATTAAACGCATTAGCCAAAGATTATATCGGTGAGATCAAAGCAGAAACAGATCTGGTCGAAGCGGCAAAGGCTCATGGTGTAGATCCCAAGGGTGAGATGTGGAAGTTACCTGCTGAACATGTTGGACATTACGCTGAACAAGATGCACGGCTCACGTATCTATTATGGCAACGCTTTAAACATGAGATACAAAAACAAAGTTTGACTACCATCTGGGAATTAGAAAAGAACTTACTTCCTATTCTAATTGAAATGCGACAAAAGGGTGTACGTGTTGATGTAGAAAAAGCACAACAGTTACAAAAAGATTTTCAGGTGCGTGAAAAAGATACGCTCCATAAAATAAAACAACTTGCAGGAAAAGACGTTGACATATGGGCGGCTCGTCAAATTGCAGATGCGTATGATAAATTAGGTATTGAGTATCCTAAAACAGAAAAGAGTAAAGAGCCAAGCTTCACGCAACAGTGGTTAATGAATAACGAAGCAGAGATCAGTAAGCTGATTGTACAAGCAAGAGAGATAAACAAATTCCATAATACATTTCTATCCAGTATTATGAAGTACGAACACCAGGGTCGTATACATGCTGAAATACAACAACTCCGAAACGACTCTGGTGGTACTGTATCAGGCAGGTTATCGATGTCTAACCCTAACCTTCAACAACTACCAGCTCGTAACAAAGAGTTCGGCCCTATGATACGAGGACTGTTTTTACCTGAACAAGGTTGTAGATGGGGAAGTTTTGATTATTCTCAGCAAGAACCACGACTGGTGGTGCATTATGCATCTAGTATAGGAGAAGGGTATGAAGGTAGTCAAGAGTTAGTTGAGGCCTATGAGAATGCAGATGCAGACTTCCATCAAACCGTTGCAGATATTTGTGGTATCGGTCGTAAAGAAGCTAAGACCATTGGTTTAGGTTTAATGTATGGTATGGGTAAGAAAAAATTAGCTACTATGTTAGGACTAGGGTATGACGAAGCAAATGCTCTTATCGGTAAATACAATCGCAAAGTACCTTTTGTAAAGTTATTATCGGATCGTTGTATGGGTAAAGCAAACGATGAAGGCACGATTAGAACAAAGTTAGGACGTAAATGTCGTTTTAATATGTGGGAGCCAAAAGATTTTGGTTTACATACTCCTGAACATTATGACAACGCTTCTGCAAAATATGGTCGTGCTAACATCAAACGTGCTTTTACCTACAAGGCTTTGAACCGATTGATTCAGGGATCAGCCGCTGATCAAACCAAGCAAGCAATCGTATCGTGCTATGAACTTGGTCATCTACCTATCGTACAAGTTCATGATGAATTATGTTTTAATGTCAAAGATAAAAAAGACATTGAGAAAATAAAAACCGTTATGCAAGATTGCGTCAAGCTTAATGTTCCCAATGTCGTAGACATTGCTTTAGGGAAAAATTTTGGCGAGGCTATGTAATTATCTCATGAACTTGTAATTAGACTTGACTTATCCCATACATATAGTATTATCATATTATATAACAACTAAATATAAGGAGTATAAAAAGTAACATGGATATATCAAAATGGAAAAGTGTTGCAGTTCGAGTTAAGGATTATGATGTTTTAAAAGCTTTATGTGATAAAACATATCGATCTCCTGCTGCCATGATCGGCATGATCGTGGATCAACACGTAGCTGCCGAAGCTAAGAAGGAAAAAATTTCTATAGACAAGTATAAGAAAAACCTATTAAATGGTTAAAAAAGGAGTGCGCTATGGGAAGAAAGCCAGATTCACGCATCACAAAGTTAAAGAAAAAAATCCAGAAAATTTTTTCTGACATCAAGAAAAGATTATTTGGGAAACTTTGTGAATGTAAAACAAAATAACTTGTCAAGACCCAAATCAATGCTATACATATATATAACTGCTTGATGCAGAGAATCATGAGTCACGGAACAATTTTAGTAAAACTCTACCAGTATGGAGCTTATGCAAAAAAAATATGTGACATTATTCCAGGATCTAGCAGGACGATTATCGTTTGAAGATTATATACATATCAGCAATAAAATATTAGAAACTTTTGCCAATCATGAAGATATAAAAGACATCTTACAGGCCTGTACGACAGGTCAAAAAGTAGATTATGCCTCTTATGAGTTGGATCTTAGCCAAGAAGAGTTAAGTCATAGACGAAAAGTCAAGGCTAGTGCTTTGCGTAAAAAGTTTAGGTTGGTTAAAGGATAACGGTTCATGGTGGCATCTCCGTATTTGTTGAAATCTATGGGCTTACCATTTTCTCGTGAAATACTCTACAATAATCCTACTCCAGAAGAACAAATGTGGCGTGCAGTCATTATAAACGCTATAGAAGAGGCTATGATCTTACCTAGTGATAGAAAGTCTAGCTTAATTAAAATGAACTCTCACAACTGGATATTGTCTAAATGTCAAGATTTTAAAAATGTATGCGATTGGGCTAATGTAAACTCTACCGAAATATATAGAAGTTATAGAACAGCGTGTTATAGGAGAATTGTTGTATTCAAAGAGAAGCACGTGGCATGGAAACAATACGATATTATTTATAAAAAAATGATGCAAGAGCCTAATAGTTCTGTGCGGTTACGTATAAAAAGAAAAATTTTATTGTATAGACGTAGTATTATTGATTCAAAGGATACTTTTTTAAGTTTTGTGTTAATTAATCCAATAAATAGTGGATCTCTACCAAAATGTAGTAAATCTCTACCAGAATGTAGTAGTTCTCTATCTTTATAGACTAAATCTCTACCAGAATGTATTAACTTTTTCCTAATTTCCCAAAATTCTACTATATAGTTTCTTACAAACTTTTTTTTAAAAAAATATATTTGTAAGGAAATATTTTAGGAATACTAGGAAAAACCCAGAAATACAGTATCTACAGAAGAAAATTACTAGGAATATTTTAGGAATTTTTCCCAAAAACTAGGAAAATATACGTCTTATGGACTGATTGTAGCATTTTTTTTTTGAAATTTTTTTTTTTGTATGTAATATATATAGGGAAAATGGGAAAAAAACCTAATCAATTAAAAACAACATTAGAGCTAACTGCTCAACAAAGAAAGTTTGTTGATATACTGGTAGCTAACTGGGGTAATATAAAAAAGGTAGATGCTTGTTTACAAGCTGGATATACTTCTAAGAAGGGCAAACCTTACGAGATGGCTAGTAAACTCTTAAACCAAGATCTTAACCCTCATATCTGTAGATATTTAGAGAAAAGATTACAAAGAGAAACTGAAAAGTATGAAAAAGATAAGTTAAAGAGATATAAAACTTTTGAACGATTAAGAGATGGCGCTGAACAAAAAGGTCAATATACTGGAGCAATCAATGCTGAATATAGAGCAGGTCAGATGGCAGGTATGTTTATAGATAAAAAAGAAATTACTCATTCAAGTTTAGAGGGTATGAGTAGAGATCAATTAGAACAACGATTAAATGAATTAGAACAAAAAATTGGAGAAGGTGTGAATATTATTGACATTACTCCTAAGAAGAATTAATATCTTAATAAGACTAAATTCATTTTTAGTTCTTTCTGTTTGAAGTCTGGGTTTAATCCACCCAGACTTTTTTTATGTTTAAAACTCATCAATACCAAATAACCAAGCAATGATTAAAACGACTATGACTACAATTATAATTAGTTTCATTGTTTAGTTCCTTCGTATGTTATGAGTTCTAGCTTACCTAAGACTTGCTTCCAATATTTTCTAGCCTTATCATCTACATCTGGAGGAAAGTTAGCTATTAATTCTTTTACACTATCTATCCTTCTTTCTGTAATTATTAATTTTATTTTTTCTTCATCTATGTCCATAAAACTACACATTTTCAATCTCCTCATCTAAACTCCAATAAGTTCTTTTATGCCATTTATGTTTAAATACTCCAACATCAATTAATTTATTACCTAAGTCGTTATGTTCCTTAACTAATTTACTAAATGATTTATCTAAAATATCTTTATCTAAAGTAAATAACTCTAATTCTAATTGATTTCTTAAATAGTCTTTTATAAGATTTATATACTTATCTGAA